GAAAATGGCTAGACAGCTAACAGAACGACAGCAAAAGTTTCTTGATGTGCTTTTTGACGAAGCTGGTGGTGACATTCCCACGGCAAAACGTATGGCTGGATATTCTGACAATAGCTCCTCTACAGAAATTGTTAAGGGCTTGAAAGAAGAAATTCTTGAGGCTACACAGATGTACATGGCACGTAATGCTCCCAAAGCAGCGATGTCTATGGCGGGTGCGTTGTATGATCCTACAGAGCTTGGTATTAAGGAAAAAATGGTTGCTGCTAAAGAATTACTTGATCGTGTAGGCTTGGTTAAAACAGAAAAGCTAAAGGTGGAAGCAAGTGGTGGTGTTATGCTTATGCCACCCAAGGCTCCTGCAGAGGACGATGACTAGAACAGCAGGTCGATTTAAACTTCCGCAACCTACAGATATTAAAGATGAGGAAGAGTGGGTTCCGGTTCCACGAATAGCACGTACAATACCCTTTGGGTATGAGGCAGATGAGAGTGACCCCGACATTCTAATACCTGTTTCAAAAGAATTAGATTTATTAGAAACTGCAAGAAAGCATGTGAAGCAGTATTCGTATCGGGAAGTGGCAAACTGGTTGTCCGCAAACTCTGGTCGTTACATCTCACATGTAGGACTGAGGAAAAGATTACAGCATGAGCGACAGCGTAAGAACCAAGCTGCAAGCCTCCGCAAGTGGGCAGAGTATGCGGAAAAGGCAATCGCCAAGGCGCAAGAAATCGAAGACACCCGTCTTGGAGCCAAGCGTAGAAACGCCGAAAGTTGAGGATAGAGAGCCTGTAGAGAGTTCTATAGAGGAACATGCCAATGTACTGTTTAGGCCCAACCCAGGGCCACAGACGGAGTTCCTTGCCGCTAGTGAGCGAGAGTGCTTGTACGGCGGTAGTGCTGGTGGTGGTAAAAGCTACGCAATGTTAGCTGACCCCCTGCGGTACTTGGGCCATCCACAGTTTAGTGGATTGCTACTTCGACATACAACAGAAGAACTTCGTGAACTTATTTTCAAGTCACAAGAGTTGTATCCGAAGATTTGGCCCGGTATTAAGTGGTCAGAAAGAAAGATGCAGTGGACCGCGCCATCTGGAGCGAGGCTGTGGATGTCCTACCTAGACAGGGATGAGGACGTGCTTCGTTATCAGGGTCTGGCATTTAGCTGGATAGGCTTTGACGAACTGACACAATGGGCTACGCCCTACGCATGGAACTATATGCGAAGTCGTCTACGCTCCACTGCCCCTGATTTGCCCATCTTTATGAGGGCTACGACTAACCCTGGAGGAAGGGGGCATCAGTGGGTCAAAAAGATGTTTATTGATCCGGCACCTTTCAATCAGTCTTTTGAAGCGACAGATATAGAAACAGGCGAAATATTGCGCTATCCTGCAGGACACTCCAAAGCAGGAAAGCCTCTGTTCAAGCGGCGGTTTATACCAGCGCGTCTGACAGATAATCCATACCTTGCTGAATCTGGTGACTACGAAGCAATGCTTCTGTCATTACCCGAACAACAGAGACGGCAACTTCTTGAAGGTGATTGGGATATCAAAGAGGGTGCGGCTTTCACAGAGTTTAATCGCGATATTCATGTTGTTGAGCCTTTCCCCATTCCTAATAATTGGGTTAAGTTTAGGGCTTGTGATTATGGCTATGGTAGCTTTAGTGGCGTCCTTTGGTTTGCTGTATCACCTTCTGAACAGCTTATTGTCTATCGTGAGTTGTACGTATCAAAAGTACTTGCTACCGATCTTGCAGATCAAATTATTGACTTGGAAGCTGGAGATGGTAACATTAAGTATGGTGTACTTGATAGTAGTCTTTGGCATAAGCGTGGCGATACTGGTCCTAGCCTAGCTGAACAAATGATACAGAGAGGATGCCGGTGGCGTCCATCCGATAGGAGTAGAGGCAGTAGGGTGTCTGGCAAGAACGAGATTCACCGTCGCCTACAGGTAGATGAATTTACAGAGGAACCGCGTCTTGTATTCTTTAGTAGCTGCACAAATGTCATATCACAAATACCATCCATCCCCTTGGATAAGAGAAATCCAGAGGATGTTGACACAAGGTCTGAAGACCATCTTTACGACGCGCTCCGGTACGGTATTATGTCCAGACCCCGGTTCTCTATTTTTGACTACGACCCCCAAGGCAGACCATCGACAGGTATGCAAGTAGCGGATAATACCTTTGGTTATTAAGGAAAAATCACATGGATGAAGATGAAATCCCAATGGAGACAGACGCTATCGCGTTAACAGATAGTGAGGATACCACTGTTTCAGACATAGAAGTTTCTGGATTAATTGGTTACGTTCAGTCTTTATACACTCGCGCCGAAGATTACAGATATCAAGATGAAGAGCGATGGATTAAATCCTACAGAAACTACCGTGGTTTGTACGGTCCTGACGTTCAGTTTACCGAAGCTGAAAAGTCTCGTGTATTTATTAAAGTAACGAAAACAAAAACACTGGCTGCTTACGGGCAAATTGTTGACGTGCTGTTTGCCAATAACAAATTTCCTTTGTCTATTGAGCCTACGGAACTTCCTGACGGGGTGGTTGCGGACGTTAATTTTGATCCACAAAAACCAGAACAGCTTCGTGATCCTCTTGATAGCCCGTATGGTTTTGAGGGTGACGGACAGGATTTCCCTGCCGGTGCTACACAACAATCTTTGATGGACAGCCTTGGCCCCCTGACTGAAAAACTTCAGGATGTCGAAACTCTTGAAAAAGGCATTGGCACAACAGCGACAGCGATTACGTTTAGTCCTGCTATGGTTGCTGCTAAGTCCATGCAGAAAAAAATCCACGATCAACTAGAAGAGTCTGGAGCAAACAAGCATTTGCGCAGCACGGCGTTTGAGATGGCGCTTTTCGGCACAGGTGTGATTAAGGGTCCGTTTGCCATTGATAAAGAATATCCTAATTGGGATGAGGAAGGTTCTTATGACCCGCTTTTTAAAACCGTGCCGCAAGTTTCTCATGTGTCCGTTTGGAATTTTTATCCTGACCCTGACGCTAATAATATGGACGAGGCCCAGTTTGTAATTGAACGGCACAAAATGTCGCGTAGTCAATTACGTCAGCTAAAGAAGCGACCTTATTTTCGGGGCAATGTAATTGATGAAGTAATCGACATTGGTGAAAATTATACTAAAAAGTATTGGGAAGACGATCTTGCAGATTACGCTCCAGAGCATGGTGTTGATCGTTTTGAGGTTCTTGAATATTGGGGAACCATTGACACAGAGATGCTTGAAGTTGAAGGTGTAGAGGTTCCAGAAGAACTAAAAGACTTTGATGAGCTACAAGCAAATATTTGGATTTGTAATGGTAAACTTTTGCGGGTCGTATTAAATCCGTTTAAACCGGCAAAGATACCGTATCACGCCTCGCCCTATGAACTAAACCCATACAGCTTTTTTGGTGTAGGTATTGCCGAAAATATGGACGACACACAAACGCTAATGAATGGCTTCATGCGCATGGCGGTGGATAATGCGGTGTTGTCTGGCAATCTAATTGTAGAGGTTGATGAAACAAATCTTGTGCCGGGGCAAGACTTAGCATTGTATCCCGGCAAAGTGTTTAGGCGTCAAGGTGGCGCACCTGGTCAGGCAATCTTTGGCACAAAGTTTCCTAATGTGTCAAGTGAAAACATGATGTTGTTTGACAAGGCAAGACAGCTTTCAGATGAAAGCACAGGATTCCCGTCTTTTGCACATGGACAGACGGGTATTAGCGGAGTTGGTCGCACAGCTAGTGGTATTTCAATGTTGATGAATGCCGCAGCGGGTGGCACAAAGAACGTCATCAAAAATGTGGACGATTACCTCCTTCGTCCTCTTGGTGAGGGTTTTTTCCGCTTTAACATGCAATTTGACTTTGATCCTGAAATTAAAGGAGATTTAGAAGTCAAGGCGCGTGGTACTGAAAGCCTTATGGCAAATGAAGTTCGTAGCCAACGACTCATGCAATTTTTACAAATTGCTAGTAATCCGGCTCTTGCACCGTTTGCAAAGTTTCAGTATATTATTAGAGAGATTGCAAAGTCGCTTGATCTTGACCCTGATAAGGTCACAAACAATATGGATGAAGCTTCGTTGCAAGCAGAACTTCTCAAAGCATTCCAGCAACCAGCACAAGCTGAAGCTGGCGCACCTGCAGGGGCTGATGCTGCAGACCCGACAGGGGCAGGTGGAGGAACAATCGGTGTAGGACAAGCGCCTGTACCGGGTGAACAAGGATTTAGTGCGAATGACCAAGGAACGACTCAGCAAGCTGAAGCCGCTGGTGAACCACAAGCAGTGGGAACAGTTCAGTAAATATTTAGATGAACTGATTGTGCTTCAGCAAAAGTCGTTGGAGCAAGCAGAAAATGACATATTGGTGTACCGTTCTCAAGGCGCTATTGCTGCTTTGCGTCGTCTTACCAATCTTAGAACCGAAGTCAGGGATAGCGATGGCAACACTGTATAACAACCCCGGTAATATTGAGGTAGGGCAAGGATATGCGGGTGAAACTGGCCAAACTTATGGAGACGGTCGTTTCGCCGTATTTAGCTCTCCTGAAATGGGATTACGTGCATTAGCCTTTGACCTTCGTAAAAAGATGAATGACTTTGATGGTGACGTAAATAAAGTTATTGCAAAGTATGCTCCTGCTGATGAGAATAAAACAAAGGAATACGCAGACTATGTAAAAAGCCAAATTGGCGGCAATAAAATAACTGAAGAAAACTTAGGGAAGGCTGTTGCTGCCGTTGTTAGAATGGAAAATAGTGACGCCACAGAATCCGCGTACTTAGGCAAAAATTTAAATGATTTTTCAATGGTTAATGAAGCCCTTGAACTTTCAAGACTAATACTAAAAAGAGAAGATGACTTACAAATTGCCAGAGAAAAACTTCGCGGAAGTCGTATTGATGCTATCCCTACGACTACAGTCGCCGTGCAAAAAGACGAAGAAACTGCCCTGCCCATTATAGACGCCGACAGAGAAATGCGGACTATTGGGCAGGGTGACACTTTAACTAAAATAGCAAAAGAACAAAATATGTCTGTGGATCAGCTATTAGCAATGAATCCACAAATTGAAGACCCAGATTTAATTAAATTTGGAGAAGAATTAACAGTACGCAAACCAAAAAAGAAGGGTTTGTTTGGTCTGGGGTTGGTCATACCTGGTACTGGGATAGGTTTTAACGAAGGTGGAGACGTTTCGATGCGTAGACAAATGGACCTCTTTGATGAGGGTGGACTAAAAGATGAAGGTGGTTCTGTTGATCCTATCTCTGGTAATGATGTTCCAGTAGGCTCTCTTAAAAAAGAAGTTCGCGACGATATTCCGGCGCAGCTAAGTGAGGGCGAGTTTGTATTTCCTGCCGACGTAGTTAGATATTATGGTCTTGAAACTTTGATGAAAATGCGGCAGAAGGCGAAAGTGGGCCTTCAGCGCATGGAAGATATGGGCCAGATGGGTAATAGCGATGAAGCTATTTTACCTGACGATATTCCTTTTGATATTTCTGATCTTGAACTTGAAGATGAAATGCCTGTAATGATGATGCAAGAGGGTGGTTCTGTAGAGGATGATCCGTATCAGCTTGAAGAGCGAGAGGAAGAAGAGGACACCCT